ACCTGAATAAACCTATCCAACGTCTCTTTAGTAAGACGAAGTTGGATAGCTGTATCCGCTACCGTCCATGAGAGTGCTGTCGTTCCATCCTGCCCACGCACAACAGTAAACGTGTCGCCTGTCCGGTCTGTTACCTGACATATCTCAACGAGCTGCGCTGCATAGTTCTGCAACGTAATGTAGAAAATCTCACCTGCGCCGGGGCTGGGGAAGTTACTACCCTGCCCAGCCGAAACCGTTATCGACGTAACAATATTGTCTATGTTTACCGATAAGGTCGCATTGGCATTGTTTTCAAATAAGACTAAAGCCATTATGGAGTCTCGTCCGCTGTTACTGAAAAGTCAGCGCTTGCTAACGTCGTAGACCCGCCGTCGTTTGATATAAATAGCTTTGCGCCGCGAGTTGATATATTAGGAGGCGACACTGTGAACGACCAAGTAAACGGTCCAGCACCAGTGAGCTGCGTCCACGTACTTATAACAAACGGCGTTGTAGGAAATTGAGCCAGTGTGTCATGATTTTCGTACTTGATGTGGTACGTGTCGACAGGATTGGGATTGTTGGCGGTCTCCCACTTGCTGCCCTGTACTGTGAGGTTACTATGGTTTCCGTTAGCGGAGATGGTGAATACGCCGGGGCTACCAGATGATTTCGATCCGCCAACGAAGGTGACGTTATCAACCCCTCGGCCACCACCACCAATGAAGCGCTTCTTAGAAAACATTACTGAAGGTCCCCCACTAGCAGCCATGTATTTGCTGCGTACTGTACGAGGTACGCCCCGCCACCATTAGGTTTTATATCGAGGTCGCTCGCTAAGGAAGTAATCGACTGGGCTCCACCCACCGCAACAGTAATACTGCCAGCCCCGGGGCATCCGAGAGCAATCTCCGTGCCTATATGAAAAATTGAATCAACGAGAGTCAGTGTTCTGTCAGTCGCATCGCAATGTAAGAAAGCGTTGCTGTCAGTCAAAGCGAAGTCGCGGGTCGACGTCACTGCAACGATACGAGTGCCCCCCTTCTCATTTGTTATCACCTTATGCTCTGCAGCGTCGGCGTCGTAAACAAGCATCCCGTCGTCGTTAGCCAGTGTAGATGCATCCATCGTATTCAAACCGGGCATGTCAAGATCGTGCGTCCGGTTCGTGGATAGGTCGCCGCCGCCGGTTATGCCTTCACCAGTATTAACCTCCCGTGGGTCTTGTACGTAAGCAGACGTGTTGCCTGTATGGAGGATGGTGTTGCCGCCAAGTGTTGGTGCCCCCGCCGCTGTCGGCACGACTATCTCGTTCGCAGTGCCGCCATCAGTACCACGTAATGGTAGGTTACGCGCTTCACCATCTGTAATGAGTGGGTCGCGAAGCACGTTGCCATTCATATCCAGCTCGCCAGCCATCTGGTCGCCAGACTGTTGAATGAATTCCCCGAACGTGCCGGCTGTGGTACGCAACTCTACTCGCGAACCTGTTGGGAAAACCAGTGCAGTGGTGCTCTCCTGTGCACGTACGACAGTCAGGACGTCAGCAGTATTATCAGTACACTGCACAATCTCAAGGTTGCCGGAGGTGTCCTCCATACTGCACATGAAAAAATCTGCGCCCGTGGGAGCAGGGAATAACTGCCCTTCGTTAGTCTGTAAGGTGAGAGTGAGGTCAACAATCTCAGCCTGCACAAATAACGTACCAGAAGCATTGTTTGTAAATAGCTGAGTCATTTGTCATTCACCTTAAATTCAATCTCGCTTTCCACCCGCTGTGAATCAGAGGTATCAGCAAGGAACGTGATCTTGTAACGTTTCGCGTCCGTACCAAGACTGAGAAAGTAATCATAGATGTCGTCATTGATAGCGGTGGTACCTACTGTAAGAGTGGGCTCACCAACATCAGTAGCGGCAGGGTTCAAGAGAGTCACAACAGTAGACACAGAAGTAACTGTTTCGCCATCAGCGAGCCACTCCGAGTAATCAATCTGGTACTTCTTGATCTCATCTGGTTGTTTAAGAAATCGATCAAGTAACGTCATGTGTCTCCCCTTGGAATTTTAACAGCCCGATTCTCACGGCGGACATAAGAAGTTTCCGTTTCATCCGGCCCGCGTGAATTCTCCACGTTGGCCTCCACAGAAACTGTTCGAGTGCTAAACACATCCGAACCCCAGCCCGCTGGAATGACAACCGTACGATACTCGGCGCGCACGTAAGAAATGTTACTAACCTCTGGCTCTGCTGAAACCATCTCTGTCTCCACTTCCGACGAAACGCGGTCACTCGATAGTTCAGCTTGATTGCGATTAGCAGGTATCGGTGTTTCGCGGTCCTCGCTCCTCTCACAAACAACAGTAAGCTCCGGTGGAGCAACGCTCGGCATGACCGGAAAGACGTCACTGGTGTTGCCCACTCCTGTAAGAATGGACCTGTACGGGTCCAACGCAAAAACAATCCCTGCAAACGGAGAGTCCACGAAACCTGCTCCGTTAACGGCGTGCCCATTAACTTCGAATCCATTGACGCCCCCCGCTGGCAGGTATAGCGCCAGATCTATAAATGCTGGATTTGCCATTTACCTCGTCCATGATGGAAACGCCCACGGTTGCGGACCCTCTTTGTAATTCTGTGCCGCAATTGATCTGGCACGGGTCATTTCTGATCGGTACTTACTACCCCAGTACTCAGCCTGTTTAACATTGGTGTATACCTTCCCCGGCTCAGCGTACAAGCGGTGAAGTACTCCAGCAAGGATGGACTCGTAGTGCATATCAATAACCCACTGCTCTATGCGGTTGTCGTCACGCAGTCGTGGAGTCAGTGCTGACGTTACGAGAAAATCTGCAACGTCAATGGTAGGTACTGGCAACATATGAATCGTGTCATATGGCTCAACGTAATATCGAGATGGGGTCTTTGAATTTAGTTCAGTGATTATGATGCGAGGCACATCAGTAATCGAGGTAGGTATCATCGGCGTACCATTCTTAGTAACCGAGATAACCTGAATCACTGCGGAGTTCGCATCGATCGGGTTTAGACAAATCGTCCCGTCGTTTGCGAGAATCGTGTACGGACCAGTGAAAGTCCGCCATGCTTTTGTGCGCTTAAAGAAATCCTTTATGACCAACTTCAACTGGTCATAAATGTATCCTTCAATAGCCCCCGGTACTTTGGGGTGGATCTCCTTAACCCACGTATCGAGAGACCCGCTACTGGCAACTGCAAATCCGTCTTCAAAGCCACTCTGCGGCATGGTCGTCTCCTAAGGTGATCCTGTTAAATTTCTCCGGTAAGCGCCAAGTAAAGTCATAGCTCTGTTATCAACTGCGAACTCATCGTCACGTAACTCCGCATTCCCTGCGAGGTAGTAAACAAAGCTCTGGTAGAAGATCTCCGGTAACGGAAAGTCAGTCTCCGGCATTTGACCTAAGTCAGCCGTGGTGAATTCCGGTAGCGCCTCACCCAAAATAAAAGCATCAGGTCTGATGCCCTTAGTTTGAGCGATAGCGGAGTTCAAATCTGAAATCAAATCGTCGTCGGTATACCTGTTCCCTGCCGCGTCATTCAATATGACACGAGCATCGGTCAAGGCATTGTCGATCGACTTAGGCATCAGTCAACTTTAAGAGCTGCCAATAAGTCGTCCGCTGACGGCTCGCCTGCACTGACATCAGAAACCGCAACTTCAGGCTGTTCAAACACAACTTCATCTTCTGAAGGAAGTGTCTCAATTGCCGGAGTGGGTTCTGGTGTTGGCTCAGGTACTGGTTCGGGAGCTGGTGCCGCCGCTGCTACTTCAGGCTTTTTGCCTAAACTTGCATCGTAAGCATCTGCTTCCTCATCAGACAAAGCCTGAATGTTCGGGCGTTTTGTCAACTTAGCGTTGTACGGTAATACAACACCAGTGGTAGTTGATCTCAAATATCTCGCAACCATCATTTTCTCCAGTTGAAGGAAGGAGGGGGAGTTACCCCCCTCCTCTTTAAGAGCTCAGCCCTTACTTCTTACCGTAGAGAATGCCGATCGAGGTGCCGTCGACAACCTTGAAACCAAACACCTGCAAACCGCGCAGGATTGTTCCGAAGGTTGACTCAGCACGCAGCGTTTCGACTTTCGTCAACTGCGAAGCAAAGGTCAGGCCGTGAGAGTGACCGAAGAACATGCTGTGAGCGCCATCCGTCGAGCTGAAAGGCAGCAAGTTGGAAGCGTACAGCGTGAACCGATCAATCATTCCGAGCCGACCATTGCGAAGCATTGAAACGCCATCGCCGGTCAGCGATGCATCACGCAACTCTGATCGCTTGATGAGAGCAGCCATCCACGCCGGGATAACAAACCAACGGCCTGTCTCCGGAATGTTCTGCTCATCAAGTACCTGCCCTGCTTCGATAATCTTATCGATAGCAGTGATGGCAGTGAGTGTTAACTCCGCGCCTGCAACGCCCAAGTCGATGTTGTTCGAAAGAACACCAGCCGTAGCGCCTTGGTTGTCAGCACTAACATCAGCACTGATACCTGCGAGAACGTCGGTATCGATTTCAATCTTCATCTGTTCGGATGCGTCATCTGCCCACATGCTCAGGTGATCCAGATCAGACTGGACTTCCATGACGTCATCGAGAACCGTAGACCAGTACTTACCTTGGTCAATCAGTAGTTCAACAACGGTGCTGGACGGAGTCTCTGTTACCAGAGTGTCGTATGCGAGGTAGTCGTTAATTGCGATCGACGGCTTGGTGCGGATGGTTACCTTGTCACCATAGCTTGTGATCTCGCCCTCATAGTCCGTATTCGCAATTGCTGCCAAAACAGTTGCGTCATAGAACTTTTCAATGATCTTTCCAGACCATAGTTCGGGAATGAATACGCCTGTGTAGGCGGGTGACGGTATAGTTCCAAAAACTGTACCGCCGGCACTTTGTACTGGGTATGTCATCAGCTATTTCCTAAAGTTTATGGTTGCACTCGCCCTTCGTTGATGGCAGCCATTATGTCTGCCTCAATTCTGGCCTTGTCGTCGGGTCGTTTCTTAAAATGTCCTTTTTGACTATCAGAATAAAACTTACCGACTTCTTTATTGGTCCAGATGCGTTTTTCTTTAGGAGCGCCAGCTTGTCCCGGGGTACTACTTGGTTTGCCGGGAGCGACGTAATCGCCAAGAGCCAGTGTCCCGGCTGCACCTGCTTCTCCAGCAGGGGTCGGGGTTGGGTCTGGTGTTACGACTGCGTTTTCCTTCAGGAAGCTATCGAAGAATGATTTGACGCGAAGGGCGTTTTTCGCTTCAAAGCCATCCAGCATTAGCCTCTTTCGGGGTTGGCCCGAAAACGGGTCAACTTGTTCCAGCCATGCATTGAAGGCTGGGTCTACATTTACCTCACGCCAGTCTTTAACATCTCTGTCAAGCACGGCGAAGACTTCGTTCTGTTCTTGCTTAGCAACTCTCTGTCCAGTAGCACCAACCTTATCTGTCAGAGTATTGATTTGTGCCTTCAACCCATCGATCATCGGTTGGAATTCAGCTTGGGCAATCTCCCTCGCTTTGCGTCCAATGACGTCAATCAGGTCTTCCCCGTAATCCTTGATTTCTTCATCAGTGATTCCGGATGCTTCTGACTCCGCCGGTTTTGGTTCTGGTGCCGGTGGCGGGGCGGTTAACTTTGTCTCCAAGTCTCCAATGCGTCCTAACGCATCACGTAGGTCTGAAGATAACCTCGGTACTTCGGCATCGTACTTGCCTTGTAAGACACTGTACTTCTGCTTCCAGTCTGTACGCTCAGGCTTAGGTTCAGGCTCGGGCGTTGGTTCAGGATCAGCCGTCTTCTCCGGGTGAAGTTCAGTTACTTCAGCTTTCGGTTTGTCCTTAGGGATTTTCCCTTCAGGGTCTACCTCCAGCATCAAAGCATCGATTTCAGCTTGAGTCTTATCGGGACCATCTCTCTCAAGAAGTTCCTTCTCGATCTGTTCCTCAATCTTCTTGCCGTCTTTGATCTGTTTCTGTAACTGCTTAGGGAGCCCAGCCATTGGGTATTCCTCCTGTTAACTTACTCGTTGAATACGTTTAGAAACTTCAGGCGCTTTAGCCATCTGTTGCTTAATGATCTGCATTGCCTGCGCACGTCCGCGAAGAACATCCGGTGTAATGGACACATCGTTGGACATACCTGCAATAGCGTTCTCGGTAAAGCCGGTATTGAGCGTGTCGAGCCAATCGCAGAACACCTGAAACTTCGGGTTATGCATTAACTCAACAACAGCGTCAGCCGTCTCTTGATCGATTTTCATTCAGACTCCGTTATACCTACTCGCGCCATCCTTTGCTAAATTAAACATACGACCTGTCATGCTGCTCTCTCTACCAACTTCAGGCTTATACTCCGCACGCTTGCCGGCAGTCTTACCGTAGTTGTTAGTGAGGCGACGAGAACCGTCAGGGCGACCTCCGCCCAGTTCAACAGCAGCATACATATTTCGCGGTGTTCGATCGTCGTCACCGGACATACCAGTGGCTTTAATCTTCGAACGATTGCCTCGCTTGTTGAATGTCTCAAACATGTCAGGCTCCTGTGCCGAATCCGTTCTGGTACTTGTTACCCTGTTTCGGATACTCTCGGCGTGAAGTGTTGCCCGGAGCTTCTTTGCCAGACTTGAACTTGTAATTGTTCTGAGCCTTAGCGCAGTACTCGTTTCGACCAGACTTCATGCGATCTCGCTTGCCGTTGTCTGCGTCGTCCCAGCCAGCGGGGTACATGCAAGTATCAAACTTCTTACCTTTCCCGTGTTGACCGCTTTTGGGGAATGTTTCGAAAGCCATGATCAGACTCCGTTAACGCCGTAGCCACACCGGTCAGACTTGGTGTTAGGGTTCGACATGATGGACGAATTCTTACCACCAGCGCTTGACTTAGCTTTGGTGTGCTCGCCGTCCGTGTAAGACAATGGCTTACCATACTTACTAGCAAGCCCTTTATTTACAGCTTTCATTGCGCTACTCCTCTAGTTACATTTTCCTGCCCTTCCCTCGCCTGCATAGCGGGGTCACGGCCGGCTGATGGTGCTTGCGCCGCTTGCGGACCACCCGGTGTCCCACCCGGAGGTGGAGGTCCCGGAGGCATACTGCCACGTTCTTCAGGAGATGGTACTATCTTTTTACCATCCATACCAAGTTCTTCGGCAACATCTTCCAGTACAGCGGCTCGTCCTTCCGGACCAATGATGCCCATATCAATCTCGTTGGCTGTCATCTGGAGGAATTCAAGCTTGCGCATACGATCCGTTTCCTTCTGGACCGCTACTGTCACACCCTTGACAACAATTGTTTCATCGCCTTTAAGACGTGGCCCTGCGTCACTAAGCATGACCATCTCGTAAAGGCTTTCAATCAATGGTGTGAGGACGTCATCATCCACGTTAGCAGCGACGTTCTGCATCACCTTTGATGCGTTATCCATCAACATGGCAAGCCCCGAGGCGGTCCTGCCGGCACCACCTGTTGCCCCACTTCCTGTCAAGTACTTGGGGAGAGCGGAGGCTTCATCGGCCATTTGGCTGAACTTCTCATACACAGCCATGAGTTCCTGCACATTAGACTGTGGCTGGTAGAAGGTGACAGGGTCATCCCTGTTGTTACCAAGCGGGTCGTCAACTACATGCCATCGTTTCCACGGGTAGAGGGAGTTACCATCCTCCGTATCCGCCAGTCGATCGAGGTTAACGACAACTTGCGGGCCAGAACTGATAGACAGATTATTAACAATACTTCGCATTGTCGAGTTGCAGACAGAAGTGATATCCGCAAGGATGTCCGGTAGTCCATAGCCCCAGAGGGAGCCGGGGATCTTTTCGAAGCTCGAAAGGTAGTATTTCGGCCGCTGCGTGAGGCCCGGAGCGATTTGAACTTTGATCGCGTACCTGTCAACAATCCACGCATCAACGAAGTACTCTTGTTCTGGGTCATCAATCTCGTCCTCTCCAAACCCATGATCCAGCAGCATCTGTCCCTGTATGCAACCATGCCACTCAAGAGCGTCAATCAGCTGGCCACGGGAGGACTCCCAATGATCCCTGTCCTCAAGGACTTCCCTCTCCTCGTCAAACCAATCTCGCCAAGAACGTGTCTGTGTCTTGTCTTTGAAGTCCTTGAGAAGAGATCGAATAGCGTCTTCGTCGTATCCCGGAACACCAATAAGATTATACAGCTCTTGTCGAGAATACCTAACGTGTTCAATGACATACGTCTCATCCATGCTAGAAGCATCAGGAGTAAAGTACAGGTCCATCGGGCTGACACGGTCCCAGAATAGCTTGGGCGTTGTCTCTTGAGTCGCTTTACCGTCAACCCAACGAACCTTGGTTTGCTGCCTTACAATAGGTCCTTTAATGCAGGCAATAGGAAAAATCGGGAGATCAATAAGAAATTCTTTGAGCGCTTGGTAAAATCCACCCTCAATCATCACATCATTGAGCTCTCGACTTGACTGCTTCGCTTCGTCAAGGGCCGTCCGGATAGCCGCTAACTGAGCCGACCCCATGAGTTGCTCCATACGATCGCGGACCATCTCATCAGTAATGGAGCTCCCCTGCCCCTGCATTGCTTGGACTTCAGTCTGAACCAGCCCAGCCACAGCTTCCTGTATATCTTCTGGCAACGTCGGTACTGGCGTTGGTAAGAGCTCCCACGGGGGCTCGGTTCCACTGAGATACAAGTCCCTGAGGACACTGGTAGCACCTCTACATTTAGTGGGGGTAACACGTGAGTACACTTCGGAACCCCCGAAGGACTTGATGTCACGCAGTTTGTTGGGGGAATACTCCCCGCGATAAGTGCGCTGGGCTTCGATGAGCCGCTGGGAAATACCGTTGACGTATCGGGCGTTGCGCGAATCATGGAATTCACGGCGGACAATAGCAACGACCCCTTCGTTCTCAAGGGATTGGTCGACTGTTTCTTCTCCGACAGCTTGCGCTGCTTCATAATCGGAGAGCTGTTGAGGTGATACTACCTGTAAAACGCCGGCCATGAGTTGTCCGTAGTGTGTTGCTACCACGGGCAATATCGTTTATAAACAAGCTCGTGTCAACAGTAATGACAAGGGTTTGACGACATGCGATGGCTCGGCTACAAAGCTTACTACTATGAGAGCCTGCCTATCGACACCCTTGACGCCTTCGACGTCCCTGAAAGAGACGGCGTTAAGACTGGTGGCATGAGCGCAAAAATGTTTTTGAAGTTGGTTTCCAGCATCGAAAAGAAGGGTTTAACCAATCCAATTATCGTTGAACACGGACGCCGCTTAAAAGTTGCAATGGGGAATAATAGAGTTTGGGCTATGAAACATCTCGGTCATACGCACATACCAGTTGTCCTGTTCGCAAGGGAGGTTAGCCGCCCCGACGGTGGTGAACTCATCCCAACTAAATTCCTTGAATCCCGCATGAAAAAAATACATCCCGGTGACAACACTTGGATTCACAGTCAAGCTGCGCGGATGATACGCAAGTCATGTAGGCAGGAAGTTGAGTAGTGGGCATACAACGTGCACAGCGTTCAGCGACACTACGCGCACGAACATATTCAGAATTGCGAGCTCTCGAAGTTCCAATTCACAACGACTTAGCATCAGTGCTGGTTGGCACGGAGGAGGGTTGGTTTGTTTTCGATGACACTAATGCCGCTTCTGATGACGCAGTTGATGTTATCAAGCCAACAGACGCTACCCCCGGTTCTTGGTTACGAACTGACTTCGGGGTGGAAAAGATGAAAAACGCTCAGCAAGTAGATGAACAAGACGACGGCGATACGCTGTATATCGGTGACGCTCTCCCCGGTACAGTTACCAGTACTGCTACGTGGAGCATCAAGAAGATTGTTTTTACAGTAGATGGCGGTGGTAATACTGACGCCGCAACTACATGGGCCGATGGCAATAGCAATCGGGACAACATCTGGGACAACCACCTCGCGTTGAGTTATAGCTGATGGCTGTTGCGACTTATGCTACTGATCTCGCACTAATCGAAGATGCAGAGGATGTCGCGAACTATGGTCATGTAAACATCACAGGGGCCGGTGGTGCTGGTTTGGCGGATGAAACAGATTACTTCATCGAGGGCCTTCAGTGCATCTCCAAAGCTGGCTGGACTGCTGATACAAAAGGCATCATGCAGGACGTTGGAGGCACTGTAACGATTACTGCTGGTGATGCTGTCTTTGTTTGGCTCAAGCAGAACAACCGCAACCTGATGGATACGATTGCGGCTGGCGGGACGCAGGTTCTTATTGGCGATGGCCTTTCAGATTACGACCAGTTCTATGTGGACGGAGATGACTCCCCCGGTTCTGACTTAGCCGGTTGGCGTAACTATGCAGTTGATCCTACGCAAACAGCTTCTAATACTCAAGGCACTCCCACGACGACAGACTACGTTGGTGGCGCGTGGAAGATTCTTGGCTCAGGAGCACTAAAGGGCAACCCGAATGGTATAGACGTTGCGAGGCATGGCCGAGAACTACGGATCATTGACGGACAGGCAGCGGCCTACGGGACGTTCCTCGGCGCATCAGCGGATGATTCATCCTCGGCATGGGGCATACTTACCCCATCGCTGGAAGGTTACTTGTTCCACGGCGCATTCGTCATGGGACAGAGCGGCACGGCAGTAGACTTCCGTGACTCAGACAGAGTTATCAACGTACTCGATGACTTGTTTCTGCCGGCTGGATTCAATGAGTTCGTAATAGAGAACGCATCGTCCAACGTCGAGTGGACGAATATCATCATCAGTCACTTAGGTACGAATACTCCGTCCCTGCTGACGCTAGACGTTGGCACCTTCACTGGCTTGCTGTGTCAGTTCAATGGATTTGACACCACCACCTTTGCCTCTACTGGAGAGTGTACTAATTCTACATGGACAAGCTGCAATCAGATCATCCTCGGTGAAGCTGACATCTCAGGGTCAAGTATCCTGACATCAACAGTAGCGGCTGATACAGGTGCGGTATTCGATGATCGCACGACGACAGCGACAACTCCTATCATTGAGTTGAGCGGCTGCACATTTGTTCAAGGTACGAATGACCATCACGCAATAGACTTTGGTACAGGTGTCGACGATGACATTTCACTGACCAACATTGCGTTCAATGGGTTCGATGATACCGCTGGTGAAGACCAACCCGGTGCAGCTCTGCGATTCCTTGCGACAGGAGGCTCACTAACTTGTAGCGTTACCGGTTGTACTGTTGATGGAGTACCTGCCACAGCTGCAAACTTTTTCAAAGACGATGCAGCTGGTATCGCGGTTACTCTAGTGTTCGATACCATTACATTAGAAGTAACTGTTCTGGATGCTACTGATGACACGCCTCTTACAACGGCGAAGGTTCATCTATTAAAAGACTCGGACAAGAGCGTTTTGATGACTGGTGCAGTAAACGGCAGTGGCGTCCTTTCAACTTCAATACCCTATGATGCGGATACTGATGTTGTTGGGTGGGCGCGAGAACATGACATGATCGGAACAGATTACACACAGCAAGACTTTTCAGGTGAATACACAATAAACGGATTTTTCATAACTATCAGGCTCGAACCTGCTGAATAACAGAGGACGTTAAGATGACTGTCTATGACAGAGATTATGCAACACCCGCAGATGCGGTCACGGCTTGGTTAGCGCAGTATGCAATCGCAGCCGATGGCAGCATTACGCACGACACGGGTACAGATACCTTTCATGTTTGGTGGCTACATCGAGCGTTGCAGAAAAAGGTCTGGGATTTAGCTACTTCGGGTAATGACTTGCTCAACTTAGCGAAACCTAACCCGAGTACTTCTGAGGCTCTTGGTACGATTATCACACTGCTGGATCACACGACTGATTACACAGTGCGGTACAACATCACTGACACAGTAGCGGAGACTCATTTCGGTGGGTCTATTGAGCAAACAAACGGTTCATCTCAAACTGAGCGCTATTCTGGTTTGATCGTACTTGGCTCTGCTGTAGCGGGGACTGAACTACAGATCATTCAGGATGCTGCAGTTTATACTTCCTTTTGGGGTACAGGTCTGAACCAGACAGACAGCAACACCTTGAATCGTGTCTTGGTTAAGACAATCGTAGCTGGTGCAGATGTTGACCAGCAGATTGTTGTTGTTAAAGCCTCTGAGTTTAATGATTCCTATGCCGTATGGGAAACCACACTAGGCTTGGGCGAGAAGGTAGCGGCAATTTCGACGGCTGATGACCCGAACAATAACACCGCTATTGGAACAGTACAGGCTTATACGGGCTTTGCAGGAGTCGGGGCAACAGTGGAGGGCTACGATCTCATTGACGTTGATGGCAATGGAGCCGATCCGTTTATCGGAACCTTGTCTTACAGTGGGTTGACTGGCAACCAGACTAAGGACGCATTGTACGAAGTCATTAAAGCGTATCTTGTTCGGGGTACGAGTGACACCCTCTGGGGAATTGACGGTGATCTATATACCGCAAGGCTTTTCCAGCTAACGCTAACGCCGGGTGCTGGCTCACAACTTTACGTCCAGAATGAAATCGTAACTTGGGCGGGTGGTGGCGAAGGCGTGATGATGGCCGCTGACGATCTTGATGAAGATAATATCACTCGCATGGTGATCCATCTGAACAAGGGTGTCGCACCAGTTAATACCGATACGGTTACAGGTACTACGAACGGAGCCGACAACGTAGTAACGGCAACTGAAAAGCTGGCGACTGCTGCGAACTATATCGGTGTGTACACGGGTTCCAACTGGATCGCACCGAAGGGTACTGGCTTCGAGGCAACAGAGTTAATCTTCGGTGATTCGGTTACGGCTCTTGACGGTCAGACTCCAAGCGTACCGCAGAATGTTACGCTCAGTCTCACGGTCAACTGTGATGTGTCGGATGATCCGTACTGCTTCCTTGCCGAGAAAGATACTGGCCTCGAAGCTCCAGACTACAACACCTACGATGGTACAGCTCAGGGTGTAAGTGTCAGTGTCATAATTGTGGATGCTGCAATTCAAGCTGATGAGCCGCAGACTGGTTACGTCGGAGTACTGCATACGGGTCGAACGTACTTCACGTTCTATGAGTACTCATCGTGGACAGCTTCTACGTTTACCCTTGTCGGTACGACTGATGCAATTGCCATTACTGCCGGCGACAATATGTTCATCGCCTACTTCTACGAGCCGCTAGATGGCACGGGCGCAGTCCAAACTTTGTCACGGAGCTTTGTGTTTGATGCTGGCACACGGGACTTTGTTGGTTGGGTAAGGCATGGTGATCCGACGATACCGGACAAACCTGTTGCCATTGCTTACAACGCAGTGGGTTCTAACTCTCAGTCTTTGATAGTGACGCTTGATAATGAGAGCTAGGGAATGTCGTACACACCAAACTGGACTACAAAGGTATTTACGATTCCCGTAGGGGATTTGACCTTTGTCTCTGGTGTTAACTATACGCTTGATGCGGATGATTTCTGGATTGAAATTCGCCGCTTAGAAGCCTCGGCTGCAAACAATGGAGGTTTGTATGCCGAACAAGCACTTGAGTTTGTTAACACTCAAGTACTGTCTGGTCTATCGTACTCGGCAATCGTAAAGCTGATCAATGGTTACACTTGGGAAGTTGATAGCAGTAATATTATTGTTTCGTTGTTAGGTAAAAACAACAACTTTCTGGATACATTCATTGCAGCAAACGGTATAAGCATATTGGCAAACAACTCCGGTGGCAAAATAGAAACTGGTTCAGGGCT